ATTGAATACGCAGCGAAGGACGTAGCCATTCTCCCTGAGATCGCAGCTGATCAACTAAAGGAGCTGACCGAGGAAAACCTTCTTCCTGTCTACGGTTTGGAATCTAAGATCATCTTCCCAGTGGCGAAGATGTCTTACACAGGCTTCAATGTTGATATCACTAAGTTGAAAGCTCTAGAAGCTGAGATTGAGCAGGAGCTTGACAGACTCACTACGATATTTTGTGAGTCATTAGACGAGCGACTTCCCGATGGACACAAACTCCCACGAGGATTGGATGGCTCTATTTCAGTCAGCAAGAACATCAAGAAAGGATTTAACCCAGGATCCAACGCTCAGTGCCTTAAACACTTCGAAGTTGTTGGCATCGATGTACCAACTAACTATGCAACAGGAAAACCGACGCTCAGCCAGATCGACTTAGCTGAGTTTGCCAGCGACGACGAAACCCTTAACCATCTGCGTAGGAGAACGAAGTGTGAAACTCGCCTTGGTCATGTTAAAAGGTTGCTTAGTAACATTCATCCTCTTAGCCATCGTATCCATAGTGGGTATAAGCAGTACGGAGCTAACTCTGGACGCTTTACTTCGGTGGGCAGCAAGCGGGTCGCAGCCTCAAAAGTTAAAACAGAATTCGCAATAAACTGCCAGCAGATACCACGCGACAAGAAGTTCCGAGAGTGTTTCGTTGCGTCACCCGGATACAAACTGATTGTCTGTGACTTCTCTCAGATTGAACTGCGTTTGGGTGCGGAGTTAGTTCCAGTCCCGCAGATGATGCAAGCGTTCATGGAGGGCAAAGACCTTCATACTGTGACTGCAAGCCTGATCCACCAAATACCATTCGAAGAGGTAACAAAAGAACAAAGACAACAGGGCAAGACTATGAACTTTGCGTTGCTTTATGGTATGGGTTATAAAAAGTATCGCACCTACTCAGCCCAGTCAGGGAACATATTGACCCTTTCAGAGGCAAAATTAAATCACGCAGCGTTTCACAGGGCGTACCCACAATTAAAATCGTGGCATAAAGACTGCGCCAACTTGGTAGAAGACGGGTGGACTTACAGTCGCACAGCCACGGGGCGGCGGCGTCTCCTCTCTTACGATGACGCTTCTATGATGGTTTGTGCTAACAACACTATTCAGGGAGCTGGAGCAGACATCCTGAAAATATCTCTCGCCAATTTAGTAGAGAAGATGGAAGGGGATGACGTAAGGTTAATTGCATGCGTGCATGATGAGATTGTGATTGAAGCTGTAGAAGAAAAAGCTGAACACTACAAGAAGATACTGGAGCAGTGCATGAAGGAAGGAGGGGAAAAAATCCTCAAAGAAGTGCCCGTACTTGCAGACGCTGCTATCGGAGAAAACTGGGCGGAAGCCAAGTAACCGTACTAGTATCTTGGCAGCATAAAGACAGTCCCTTGGAGATTACAAATATCCCGGCTGAGAAGGAGATCTTTACAGCAAAGACTGACCTAGGTTTTGTCGGATGCTGCAGGATCGATCAAGGGATTGTCTTCACTTCTGAAGTATTCCCTAAGGCACTTGTTGCTGCTAATGCTGCTAGACGATTAAAGAAAGAGCTGAATACTGGCACTAAACCAACACTCAAGGCAGTTTCTGAAGTTACGAAGAAGCCCACGGCTTCTAAAAAGAATCAGAAGAGTGTTAAGCCACTTAAACAAAAAGGTACAAAAAGATCTAAAAAGTCTCTAACCTACGCCTGCACGCTTTATACAGCGGAAGAAATTGAAACCATGCCGCTGCTTAGTTTCCGCGAAGTTTGGGTAATAACAAGGTATGGCGATTACGTTTCCGATGCCTTAAACCATGAGAAGAAAAGACTGGTAGCTTACTGTGGCACAAAAGAATCAGCTAAGCCATACGGATGTCACGAAGAAGCCAAGCGAGTTATGAGAACTCTGAAAGGAGTTGTAGGACCAGGATTCAACCTACAAAGGTTCTTCGTCAGAACAGATTGAGGCTGTTAAAATAAGTCCTAAAGCGTAATCGTAGAGATGGTCAGCTCTGCAAATACAAACCAACAATCTTCCCGACGTGGGCAACCTGGGAGTCGGTTGTTGAATCTTCTGGACAACGAAGATTTTATTTCTGGTATTGCGCAGCGGTTGAACTCAGCACGGGACCTTGAAAACGCGCAGCGTTTAGATGGCACTGACGCACAGGCGACTAGAGAGAGTATCGAACGATATGCAGGCGATGCATTTAAAAACGCTGCAGCTGGAGGAACAACTGCCGTAGGCGGCGCAAAGCCGATTAACATCCAAGCTTCTTCTACAACAACTTCCCCAGTTGCAGCGGAAGATTCTGGAACTGAGACGGTTCGAGGATTAGAGCAAGTCGACAGTCCAGCTACTGGTGGTCAAGGTTCATCAGGAAGACCTGGAAGTAGCTACGTCAAATCAACTGGAACTGATACTTACTATTCGAACCTGTTCCCACGAGAAGTAACTGAGACTCAGATCTTCGGTCGAGGAGCAAACACTCTGGGTTACCAAACTGGAGGTAAAAACCCTGCAGTCAAAACCACTTATGAGTATCTGGGGTGCCACTGCTACAGCTAACGCCACTGTCAACTTCACCCCTCAGCAAAAAAAGGAGGACCAATTCTTAGAAAGAACTTTGCGGTCGTTCATCGGTGATCAATCCGGTGAACTGGATACCATTGGTGCTCGCGGCATCGGTGAGTACATGGGATACTACGGTGACAAGTTTGGTGGCAACGAGGAGATCCTCGCGAAGGCACGCCAAGAAGGAATCAAGTTTGGTCCCACGGCAGCTCAGACGCTTGGCATTAACACTGATACCAGTTCTTACCGAGGTGATCAAGATTCAACTGAAGGTGCAATTGGTCTTGAGGCAGTCAAGCGTATGCGCAACCAAGGCTTAAGTGACACTGCAATCAAACAGTTTGCTCAACAGCAGGGTATTAAGTACGGACCTAAAGCTTTAGAAGCTCTTGGTGCAGATCCCAGCCAAGCTTATCAAGCACCTGCCGCAGCTCCTGCAGCAGCACCGGCTCCATCACATGCAGCAGCACCGGCTCCATCACAAGCAGCTAGGGAAATTGCTGCGACTTACCAGACAGGTTCAAATGTGCCTCAGTCCAGCGGGGGTGGTCAAGCAATTGGTGAACAGGGTCTGATGAACATGGCTGCTGCCAGAGGTATTACTTTCGCACAAGCACGCGACCAAGCACGGTCAGCTGGCATGCAGATTGGAGCAAAGGCAGCCGCACGTCGTTGACGATGTAATAGGCATCGTTAGATTATTCCCATTGAATATTTAGCGATGACTATTTCTCAATCCGCCTCGTTGTCAAGCTTCATTGGTGAGCAAGGCAAGTCAGGAACTATTGGCTTGGCTGCACTCAACCGTGCTCGCGAGTTTGGTTACAGCGATGCACAAATTAAAAATCAACTGGCAGAAGAGAAGTTAGGCTTGGGTTGGAAAGCAGCCGCAAGCCTGTTCGGTATCGAAGTTGAATGAGCACTACACCCTAATCGGGTACAGAAACAACAAGACCAGATCAATCGGTGTTGTTGCTAACGACAGTTACCACGCTCAGGCTCAGGCTCTCGACATCAGTCGGGCGTTAGGGCTTGAGCGTTTTACTTTGGACTACAACCACAAGAGTGTCCAAGATCCTGTGAGCCAACTGTTCCAGGACCTCGCATACAATAACTTCAACCACTCAGTCTGTTATGAGTGGGAAGGATCTTTCTCCAACAACTCTCCAGTTCTTTACGCCTTTGGGACTAGGTTCTACCTCAGAAACCTCATCCTCGACTACATGGATATCAGAAAAGACAGCGTGGTTAAAACCGAATGCAATAATAAAGAATGTGTTAACCCATACCACTTCTCATATAAGACAGACAAAGCATCTAAATTGACTGGCGGCGACAAGAAAATGCTGTTAGCTTTCCATGGCCAAGGCGCAAGCGTTTCGCAAATCGCCAAGGCGTTAAACGTACACCGCTCAACTGTTTACCGAAACCTCAATGAACATCTTCATGCTGGGCCTTAGGGTCACAGACACTGCTCTCGAGCAGGAAGGACTCATCAACCTAATTGCTGAAGCTTTACCCGCAAGCGAAAAACGAACTCCAACCAAAGTTCAACTCATTGACAAACCTGGAAGCTACGTCGCCAATCAGCTGAAAAAATTCGGGGAGGGTGACCACTTCCTTGCAATCGGACCAACAAAACCATTAGCTGATGGCGAAGGTCTTAAGATGAAACCCATGTTGGTTGTCTCAAAGGATAGCTTTGATGACATCCTTGTCATGAATCTCTTCATGGCCACAGGTGGTCTTGGTCCCAAGAGTGACGAGGTGACGATGGGAGACACCACTGTCACCAATCGTTCTATTGCTTGGCAAGACGAAGACAAAGAGACGCAGTGGTTCAAACTTTCTGCTTGGGGTGAAAAGAGCAAGCAACTCTCTGATCTACCCGCAGGAACTCCTACTATCGCTGTTGGCAAAGTCTCCAGCAGTTCTAAGGACGATAAGCAGTTCTTGAACTACAGCGCAGACAAAGTCCTGTATCTCCCACGCGGATCTAAACCTACTCCTAAGAAGGCTTCTGATCCAGACAAAGGCAAAGTTGCAGCCAATGCTCTTGGATCCGTTAACTTCGACTTCTGATTACGACCCTTTTTACTACCTACCAATTTCTTCCCAATGCCATACATCGCTGGAAAATTCGACGCTGACGAAATTCTGTGTCAGGTCCCGCCGCACACGTTACGAGTCGATCTTCAGGCTCGTCGTTGGAAATCCGATAACGATCCTGACGCCGCCATCACGGACCAGAACGATAACGGAATCCCTATCGATTTTGTTCTCTTGGGTTTCACGCCGTTCTTTGGGAACCTGGGCATGCGTTCTCACGAGGAGTTCATTCGTATTGCTTACATTGGTGTTAGCCCTACCCATCGCTTGCTTCCTAAGCGTTGTGTTTCTACTACTATCCTCAGCGGCAAATCTTCCCAAAAGAGTTTCATCAGTTACTTCCAGACTCTTTACAACAACCGAATCAACGTTGCTGAAGTAATTACTTCAACGAAGTTCACAGCTCGTAGTTTCAGTGACACTGACCCCACGACGGGTGAAGACAAGGGTAAGATCAACTATAACTTTGTTGAGTTCAAGGACCGCCCTGCTAATGGAGAAGAGGAGGAGTCACTTATCAAAGACATTGAAAAGTGGCTTGATGGAGACGGAGGAAATCTGGTGGCTTCTGCACTTAAATCTAATATCTCCGGTTCGAATCTCATCGAGCTTCCTATGGGAGAGGACCATGCTGCGCTTAAGGAAGCTTTTATCGAAGCGAACCCTAAGCGTTTAGAAGGTGCTCCCGTTGGCGGACTTGCTTCTCTTCCAGCAGGTGCTGGAGTTCCCGGAGCTAAGTCCGCACCTCCCACACCAAAAGCTTCAAGTAAAAAAGAACTCTCTGACGAGCAGCTCAAGGTGCTGAAGGAAGCAGGAATGGGGCTATAGTACGACTGCGTCACACGATACATGGCGTGTTGGCCCCCTTCCTCTAAGGGGTGTCGCTGTAAAAAGTAGAGGATGATTAAAGGCTCAGGTGCCCGCCGCATCTGGGCCTTTTCCATGTCTCAATCAGACACCCCTTATCGGGAAAAGCTGGATACTGGGTCGAGGAATTTCAGGTCGTTGAAACCCCCGTTCGATCCGCCCGTCCATGTAGGGGGAGTCGATATGCGGGGCCTTGATAAGGGCTCCTCTAGGAGAGAAACTACTACGAATGTACCTGGGTGCTCCAGCTAGAAGCTCTTCCTTGACTGCATCAATGACCAGTGCAGGGTCAGCTTTCACCACACCGTCATCAGGGTCAGCGTACCGTGGAAACACCTGCTGCATACGTCCTGCTACTTCATTATTAGGTTCAACACTTTCCGAACCACTAATAAACAAAGACAGTAACTGCTCAGGAGTAACGTTCACGGCATTTTCTATTCACTTATTAAGTTTAACTTTTTATGGCTCGTTAAACAGATCAGACATTGGAGGCAACTTGTATCCGCGTCGAATGCAGTGCTCCACCAACCTTTTAAACATCCCTGCTTTGACTAAGTAATTTGTGTGGACAATATCTATAATCTCCTCAAGTTCCTCCTTACCTAGCTTCTTACATCCGTTAGTAACTTTCTGGTGATGGAACTCCTGCTCCATCGTTAAGTATCCCTTTAGTCTTTCAAGTAATTTATCTGAGTCCATGTTTTACAAAATCCCTGATCGAGTCTACTCACCCCTGGCTAATAAGGACATTGTGAAGGGCACAGTACTTGTGGTGAATGACCAAGAGCATGTGCTGAAGACTCAGATCAAAAACGAAGGATGCACGGTTTACTCCTGCACCTTAGACGATTTGGTCGAGGACCAATACTGGGCACACCTTCCAAAGATTGATTGGCTCATCTGCGTTACGCAAGGACTAGGTAAGAAGAGTGAGTTGGTTGTAGATGCAGGAATGACTATGACTAGCAAAGGATTCTGTTTACTAGATCGCATCAGTTTCTTAGAGCCCACACGAACCAGGGAAAGTCTTTTACTGTCTCATTCCCTAAGAAATCTGATTATTCTCTCACCACGTCCTGCGTTCCGTGCGGATAACAAACAAGCAAAAGATTCAGTGACATCTGCGTGGTTCGTCTTCACTGCAGATCAGACAGATGAAATTACCACAAAAATAGATTTTGCACTAAACTGGCAACGACCTCAGTCGGTGTGTAGTGGCTAGTGATATCAAGGCACTTCTAACTAAACTGGTTGAACTTCAGACTCAACAGAGTGCCAAACTCGACAAGATTGCTGCACTACTGCTAAGTAATCAGTTGCTTACGGAATGCATCGATCAAAACGGTAAGCCACGCGATGCCGATACAGCTGCTGAAATTGTTTCTGAATCCTTCTCAGCTGGTTTATGTTTGCTTGGTGAGCTTGAGCAAAGGAACAAACAGTACCTCTACCAGATGCAAGAGTTTTTCATTGACAGCGACACCCCGTCTCTGGGCAACGAAGACTTAACTAATCCTTTTTGAGAAGTAAGGTGAGTGACACCCGCGTAACGATTAACGGACTTAGACATTATGTATGCGGAGGAGTTCCTAAACCACTTCCCAGTGTCACTTCCATCCTGACTGCTACTCAATCAGACGAGCAGCAAAGGAAGCTTGCATACTGGAACAAGATGAATCCAGGAGCATCAGATGCTGCGGCAACACGCGGCACGTGGATTCATAACGCGGTTGAGAACTACATCAGCGGTTTGACTGTAGTGCCTCCCAATGACTACTACCCATACTGGGAGGGCATGCCTGAACGACTCGACACTCTGCTCGATGGAGGAAAAGTATTGTGGTCAGAGCGTCCCTTTCAGCAACCACGGTGGAACAAGTACGTAGGTGATGACGGGGTGGGTAGAATCTATTATTACGATGAGAAAAACGAACAGGGCTATGCAGGATGTTGTGACCTAATCTACGAAGACCAGAACGGTGAGATTATTCTGGCTGACTTCAAAACTTCAAACGGACCTTACGCAGCAAAGTTCCCTCCAAAGGACGCACCGATTGATTTGAAAACCCGAAAAGCTTTAATCTCAGGTGCGTTCAAAGCTAAGAAGACACGTCTGCAATTAGCAGCGTACAAGATGGCAGCAGAGGAGTGCCTTGATATAAAGATATCTAAGACGCAGATAATTGTTACAACTGCTGTGGAAAATTTTAGTACTCAGGTATTTACCTTTGGAGAAAAAATGGTGGAGAAAGACGAAAAGAAATGGATGGAACTCGTGGGAAAATATTATGATATGCAGGCAACGAAAGCCTAGGCTCCCGGCAAGTTAAGCCTCATCGTTGTAATCCTTGCACATTGTCTGCACAGGACTCATAATACTAGACCAGGCTGTCTCTACATGAAATTTGCATGCTCCGTCAACACAACTGTCGCAAATTATGTCGACAGTAAGACGGGTAAGATCCAGGCTGGTGGTGACTTCAGCAAGTTCAATCAACACTGGGAAGCCAAGAATATCGATGCGCTTGATTTATCTGAATACATAGCATTAAAGTCTGGACTCTGTGCGTGGCAGTTACAGAATGGTAAAAGGGAAGCAAAGAACACAGGACTAATCCAAGCTGGCCTTATCATTGTTGACATTGATAATCAAGCAGATAAAAAAGGACCTAATGGGGAAAAGGTACAACAACAAGAACTTACTTATGACGAGGCTCTTAATCTCGACGTATGTAAAAAGTATCTCAGCTTTGCTTATGATTCACCTTCTGGTTCCGAGAGCTGGCCAAGGTTTAGGTTAGTTTTTGGTTTAGAAAAACCAATCCTTGACCCTAAGTTCTACCAGTGGTTTTCCAAAACCATCGGTCAAAAAATTCCAGGCTCAGACTTCCGAGCCTTTTCAGTACCCCACCTTTTCTATGGAGCCCACGGTCCCCACGGAATCCTTACGGTCACTGATAAATTTATTCCTTCTCAGAAAATTGACGAAGCATATCAACATTACTGTGCAACAGTAGTTGACGACGATGAAGAAGAGAGTGATGGCCACGCAGCCCTATCTCGCAATACACCAGAC